GCAAACGCAACTAACTTGCAATAAGCAACGGCCCCGCCTTAGTCAATAACACTCCCTCCCCTGGCATTAATCGCATGCAAGAACATTCTTTATGTCGTCACAATTACCTCTCTCTTAATTACTCACGCCAGCAATACCCATCGATAGACCTCCCCCCTATCAAAAAGCGCGTCAATCTGGAGTTACAGTGTAAATACCGGGAGGGTCACGGGGGGATTTTCGCGGCGCTGAGCTATATATACCCCTTCAGATTTTTGTAACAAAACTATTCCGGCTCCTCATTGTCTTCTTCATCAAATAACAATCCATAATCACCACCCTCTTCACGCATGCTCTGAGCCAGCTCGTTGCGTCCTACAGACTCNCTAAGCTTCCCTTGGACAGTCGGAAGCATCCCGAGGGCAGCATAAGGCGTTGGGGATTCCACATGAATGTTACATGTTTCCCTGTGATTCACAACCACCAGAACATCATCGAAGTGTTCGTTAAGGATACTTAAGGCTAGCTTAAGGCGATCCTTAGCTGACTCTGGGATGTTGGAGTTACGTTGCATTGAACACTACGAAGGTCCCTCTTTAAGATGTCTTAGAGATGTCTTAGAGATCCTCTCTGTGTTTGTTGTTATTAATATTAATAATAATCAATATCTTAGAGCTTTATCTCAGAGATGTCTCTAAGAGGGATAGTTATTGTTGTTATTAATAACAAAAATCTCAGAGATAATCTTTAAGATAGGGGCTATTTCTTTCCTCCCTATTATGGGTGTTATTTATTAGTCCCTGAGTAAGAGAGTGTTATAGAGATCCCCCGTGCTAAGGTTTTTGCAAGGGCGTTGAAGGTGGATTCGGTCTCCCCGAAAGCGTTCCATTCATCGGGGTTTGACCCAAAGAACGGCTCAATGATCACGCAGGGAGCCTTGGGTCCGTAAAGGAATCCCGCACCGCGTTCCCCGTGTGTTACCCCTTTGACTCCTCGGTCGGTGTTCCCTGGGAAGTCCTCGTTCATGGCATCGTTGATGTTGGTTGCGGCGATTAAGCCTTTCGATGAGGAGTGCCAGTAAAGCATCTCGTGGCCTTTCACTTTGGGACTGCTGAAGCTATTGAAGTGGAGTTCACACACGAGGTCAGCATTGAGGGGGTCTACGGTTCTTTTGAGCCATCGCATGGACTCGGTGTAGCTTTGCCCTTCGTAGCTATTGATGATGGTTGTATTGATGTGATTGGGAAGGTATTCATTGATCTTTTGGGCAAGCTGGGTGTTGTAGTGCCATTCGTAGGTTTCGCCGTCGTAAGCCACAGCACCTGCATCAAGCTCCCTAGAATGCCCCACTGCAAGCACGAGGTTGCGTTCCTGTGCGCTTTTAGAGATTTTTGGAGTGTGACCTCCAGAATTATCCAAAAGGCTCTCAGAATCGATCCTAGAGCGTATTCCTTCAAGAAGCCGTATTGCCTCGTTTAGTTCGTCTTTTATATCCATGTGGTTGAGGGTGCTTGATTAGTGTTAATCTTGTAGTAGGAATCCTTGAACTTTTGAAGCTGTCTTTGGATGTCCTCCTCTTTTCGTTCAGAGATCTTAATGTCGGCATCTTGTGCCATCTGTTCGACCCAGTATGCCACTCCCATAGATAGTGCGTCAAGTCTGTCATCGTGTGTTAAGGCTCCCTTTTCGCGTGTCAGGCGAGACATCTGGAACATCAACTGGTATTTTAGTTGGGTCTCGATGGGATACTTCTGGGCGGTGTCGTAGTCGTTCCGAATGACCTTTGGATCAATGACCAGCTTGTGTTGGTTCATCACGGGTTCCAGGGTGTCCACGATGCGCTTCTCCTTCTGTATGTTATGACGAACCTCTTCGACGGTTACGGGGTAAATCTTTGATAGATAGGGCTTAAGGATCTCTACGAACATGCCGTCACCGAAGTTGCTTTCAACAACAATCACATTCACGTTGTTCATTTTGGCCTTCATCGTGAGAACCTTTAAGACGGTATCATCGTATCCCCCTTGCATACCGCCAGCATCGGTCACATAGAGATACCCGTTGAGCATCTTTACGACTGCCCATGAGGTTTCGTCCTTGCCTCGTCCCGATGGGTCAATGGCTAACACACTACCAGTGAAGGGGATGTTATCACCGATGACCTTCATGGGGCGAAAGAAGCGGTCCCCGGTGAACCCTACGTTAGGCACTGTGTTGTCCCAAGCGTTCTCAGGTGACTGTGCCCAGACCAGCTTCTCGGGAGCCGTGGTGTCATCAATGTCCATAACAATTAAGTCATTGATCTTCAATGGATAACGATCCAAGTCGGACAGCTTGGGGTCCAGCATGAACTGCATGGCGAACCCTGATTTACCGTAGGATGCTTCACGCTCTGCTAGGTCAATCTCCGAGAATCGTGTAGGTTCTGTGGGCAATCCTACGAGGTCATCATCGATGCACGAGGACGCAATGTTACCTCGATAGATCTTCTCGGACTTCTCCACACCGATCTTCTTTGCGGGCCAGATGCGAGTCTCGTAGTCCCTTTCGAGCATTTTGTTGTAGATGCTGTCCTCGCACTGTGGAGTCCCAAGGAACAGAATACGACTGTCATCGTTGGGCTTAAGGATAGCTTCGAACTCCTTGACCTGTTCCGAGAGCTTGTCCCGCATGGATTGGGTCGCGGAGTTATTTGGAACCTCTACGTCATCAGCCACAATGATGTCTGCACGGCTACCGGTAAGCTGGGATGTTATACCGAGGGACTTGACGCTGGGGGCGTGTGATGCTTGCGCTGGACCAACGTCAAAGGAGATCTTGGAGAAGCGTTGTTTGTCGTTGGGCTTTAGGTGTCCAAGGATCTCCATCTCGTGAATGAGTCGGAGGGTGAACGTAGAGAAGTCATCAGCGCGGTTCTTTGATGCGGAGACCACCAGGATGTTCTTCTGTGGATCAAGGAGTAGTTGGTGAACGACGAAGGCTGAACAAATCCATGACTTACCTACACCTCGGAACCCTTGGATAACACCTCGGCGTGGACCGTGTTGCATCCACTCGGCTATCTCGTATTGGATTGGAGTGGGAGCCGGAAGTGACAGGTGGTTCCAAGTCATCCAAAGGAAGTTGCGGAAGTCTTGGAGTTGTTTAGGAAGATCGCTCATTCGTTGACTACTTGATCGGTCGGATCATCAAAGGGAAGGAGGTTCACAAGGTTCTCTACAGGTGATCCCTTGGTGACTGCTGCACTGATGTTATTGTCCTTAAGTAGCTGTCGGGCAGCGTTTAAGAGAGCAGGGGTGTCATCTCCACTTTGGATGCGGTCGATGAAGGTGTCAATCAAGAGATCCTGGAGACCCTCCATTTTAATGCTGCGTGATTCGTCTTTCATCGTTTGGTTAGTGCGTGGTAGATCTTAATGACCATGTATGTTAAGGTTGTTAATCCTACGGCGATAGCTACTAATGTGTTCACTTGTTCAAGGGTTATGTTAGCGATCAATCCGGTGACCCCGATCATAGGTGTGTTAAGATTTGGGTTCATTGGTTAACTATCATAGGTGCTTCCGAAGACAACGAAGTTAATCTTACGATTTGCTGCATGCCCCACATCGTCGGACTCGATTACAAAATATCCAACCTCTTTCTGTTTAATGAAGTTTCGTCCGTCCGTTCCGCTGGCTCCTTGCACTGTCGTTACAACCGTGTAGTTAGTATTTGCTAGGTCTGTATCAAAATAAATCTTTCGAGTGTTGGTTGCGTTGGCTTCAGCTTCGGTTGCGGTAACGTCTACATTATACGACCCAGCCTCCATACTATCTGCTCCGTCTGCGTCATACTGAATAACACCATAAGCTCTTGGAGAGAACGGACTATGCTTAAGCACATCAGGAGTCACCACACCGGCGGCACTTTGTCCTTCCATTTGGGCTTTACTCGCTGGCAATACTTTATCGTATGTTACTGCATCGTCCTCGATCTTCACGGTGGTTACTGCATCAGTTGCAAGTTTGTTAGCGGTGACGGCAGTGGTTGCGATTTTTTCCTCGGTGACTGAATTGGTTGCTAGCTCATCGGCTGTGACGGCTTCCTCGTCGATCTTTGCTGTTGTTACTGCGTTGTCGGAAATCTTTGAGGCAGTCACTGCGTTGTTTTGGATCTTTCCAGAGGACACGGATAAATCACCCAAAGCCGCTGTAGTAACACTCTGGACTCCTCCTCTAGTGAACCCAGCGTCTTCGTTCATTTCTTGAGCCGCAAACAAGGACTGCTTATAGGAGAGATTGAGATCGGAAGCATTCAAAACAGCCCCGTCCGTGTAATCCACAAGTGACCCCACTCCAGTGGATCTAAAGACTCGTATCTGATCCGGCGGGTAGTCTGCATCTTGGATTGCGTCAAGGTCACTCCAGTGTGTGTCCGTGCAAGTGACTGTCTTTGCATCGAAGTCCAAGGTGTAGTCAACTCCTTTTACAAGGCTGACCTTTTGGTATCCAGATGGACCTTGTGAGGCTATCGCACAGACTTCAATATCGTCAGCACTGAGTGCGTCCAAGGAGAAGTTAATAGGGTTATTCCACTCAGAGATGGTTGCGCTTTCTTGCTGATAATATGACAGGGCGGTTGTTGTTGTTAAAGCCATGATGTTTTAAAGGGATGGGATTGGGTTTAGTGATTGTCCGGTTCGGAGTTGATAGTTACGTTGTTGCACCTGTTTAACAGTTTGTTGAAGTTCTGGAAACTCTTGAATAACAAGGCGTTTGGCGACACTACGGTAGCGTGTGATGACTCTCTTAGCAAGACGCACGCGGGGATCGGCATCACCTTCACCACCTCCAAATTGCTGGAAGTTCTGTTCGGCTTGTTTGTATGCCGGGGATTTGAACAGTGCCTTCAATGACTGGCGAAGGGTGCGTCCGTAGATCTTGTGTTCACTGGTGAGTTCCAACATGCGGTCGTAGGCTTGCCTTCCATCAGCATTGTAGAACTCTCTCATGTCCGTTTCCTTGCCCTTTGTCCAGTTGGTTTGAGGCATCGAGAATCCATAAAGAAGTCCTTGGATCTTTTCATCCACTAAGTCGTTTTTGGTGGTTTTGATGTAGATGGGATTCATCATTCCCAAGACTCCGAGTGGGTTCTGCTTGTAAACAGCTTCACCAAGAAAAGTCCTTTTTGGGGGAACTCTTTCTTCGGCAACAGGTAATTTACGCAAGATCGCGTCTCCAAGTGTCCGTGACTCTCGGATCATTTGCTCACCATCTACGTTCTTGATTTTATCGATGAACATAGGCACTGCCATCGCAGAGGTGATGTCCTTGAACGTCTTCGGTATGTAAATGTCCGGCTCTTGAGTGATGTTAAGAATGTTGTTAATACCACGAAGGAATGATTTGTCGGTCATGTTCTCTGCAACGGTAAAGGACAACGCTGAAAACAACTCGGAAAAACTTTCGCTGTCATCAGGGTTCATCTTTGTGAACTCCGCTGCGTCAGCGATAAGACCGATCATGGTTGCCAACGGATCTACTCGTTCATAACTAACATACGTCTTTGAGCCGTCTTCGCCCTTCATAACGAACGAGTAAGGTTGCCACCCGGTCGCCATCAATGCTTTCCGTTCTTGTCGGTTTCTTGGTCCACCCCCAGTGATGCGGTCACCGTGTTGGGAGGCGAAGTAAATCATAGCCCCTGTGGAAGCCACTGCGGTTGCATAACGTCCTCTTGATGCTGCTTGCTCCATAGGAGTGAGTTCAGCCCATTCCTTCGTTCTTGCGTCTTTGGTCTTTTTAAGAACGGGAATCATCCCATCAATCATTGCGCCTGGAAGTGTGCGTCTCCACCCAAAGTGAAGGATGTTCATGGGTGTGCTTACGAACGGCATGATGAACTTAAACACGGGCAGGTGGTTCAAACCTTGTTTGATGAGTTGAGTGAACTTACCTGGTTCATCAGTGAAGGTGCTTTCACGGGCAAACTTTTCAGCCGTGCGGGATAAGGTGTCAGCATTAGTTTTATCCGGTCCTAGATCCTTGAGGCGACCTTCAATAATCTCTGCAACTCTTTGTTGGAACTTGATGGTAGCTTCGTCCGATGAGCGGCTAAGACCTTCGTCGTTGGCTTGCTTCACTGCTGCCTTCATCATCCTAGCTTCCGAGTAAAGCGATCCGTCCTTGTTGAACATCTTTTGGACATTCTTACGAACGTATTCTTCTACTTCACCGTGCGGAATCTTCTTGGCGATTGCGTCAGCCGTAAAGTGAGTCCGAAGATACTTCATGGTTGCCATTGTTTTGTTGAATGAGTCAACCGATCCATTGATCCTGTTGGGGAGCCTTGTGAGGAAGTTAATGGTGTCCATCACTTTCGACATCGGTTCGTTACTCAGGAATACGTTTTTGAAGTTGGCAGATGCAAACGCGCCGAAGTCATCACCTTCGTCAAACATCCGTTGCCCTCCTAAGAGTGCGTCTTTGTCCATCTGGAGGGATGCGTTACCCATTTTGAAGGCATCTCGTGTCCCGTAGAACAGGTTGTGCATATCTAGGGATGCTTTGAAGAGAGGCATGTTACCTGTCATCAATGCGCCTGTGGCTAGCTCTAGTTGTTGAAGAGTTCTGGAAAGGATAGGTGTTACTGCGTTAAGGACGAATGTTGGAGGACCACTCAGGAGACTTCCTGTGAACCACTGCAATCCCATATCCAGTGTCTTGTGGAACCCTGTTTTCTCTGACATGTTGGCAGCGTGCCTTACGGACTCTTCAGCTTTACCCATCTTATCAGCGAATGTAAGACGTTTAGCCAAGGTTTTTGCGTCCCTAGCTCCTAGAGTCTGGTTGATGAATTTCTTGTATTGGGCTTCGGTTGTGATTTCCGATGCTTCGATCCTTCTTCGGGCTTCTTCTTCCCGTGCCTTCTTGATCTTTTCGATCTCCTCTTTGGTCTTCTTGATGTCGCTCTTAGGCTTCTTGAGTGCAGCTAAGGTCTTTTCCAGTTGGTTAAGCTCCTTGATCTTGTCCACCTTGCCTTTTAGCTGTTCGATCTCTGCTTCAACCTTAGAAATCTCTTTGTTGTTGTTCTTAAGGTCGGCGAGTCTTTTTTGCAGGTTGTTCCTTGTTTTCGTGGCGGTCTTAATCTCCTTGATCTGATTAGTAAGATCCTCGATCTCCTCTGGAGATGCTTTTTCTTTTTTGAGTTTAGTGAGCCTTTTATTGAGATTTGAAAGGGATTTCCCTCGGGCTGGTTTAAGACTATCAATCTCCGCTTGGAGTGCGCTTGCGTCCATCTCTTCAACCTTCACTTTATCTTGAAGGTCTTTGAGTCGTGTTAACTGAGTAACATCCTCCGTAGCTGCTTTCACCTTGGCTTGAAGATCCACTTCCGTTTGATCCACTTCGGTCTTCTTCTTCTTCTTTGCTCCCGCTTCCCTTGCGGTTCCTCCCTCACTGGCTTCGCGTGCCTTAAGGTAGTTATCAAGATCCGCTTGGGTCTCCGTCACCGCGTCCTTTGCGGCTTGAACGTGAGGTGATATGTCAGCATCCTCGGCCAGGTCTTTGATCTGACTCTCAAGGATTTCTTTGGTTTTACTGTTGCGTTCAACCCCTTGAAGAAACTCTTCGCCTTCAAAAGCGTCCTTGTAATTCTTGGTGAATGACTCCACATAACCATCCAAGGCTTCTGTCGCGTTGACTAAGTTCGACTTGCGTCTCTGGGAGAAGGCAAAACTCAACCCAGAACCGATGGATGAACGATGCGCCATGTAGTTCCTTAGCTGCGCCTGTGCGGAGATAAACTGAAGCTCTAAACCTTCTACTTTTTCTGCGGTCAACCCTTTGGACTTGGCGTTTGTTATCCGTTCAGCCAACCCGATCATCTTGTTCGTGCTTACTTGCATCCCTTGGGTGTAAACATGTTGGTGTAACATCACGGAACGAATCGCTTCAAACACATCATCTGCTCTAGTCCCATCGGGATTCTTTAGTGTGATGTTCTGGAGTGCGCTCTTATAAATCTCAGGGTTTCCACCTGTAGCTGTCTCACGCGCACGCATAGTAGCGAACACTTCTTTTAAGTTATCCTCAGTTAGTGTGGGCAGTTCTTTTTCTAAGTTTTTAGTGATACCATTAACGACATCTCGGATTTTACTAAACTTATCTGCGCCTAATAGTGATTCAAGGGCGTTAGCGTTGTTTATAAGGGCTTCTGGGCCTCCAGTATAACAGGGTTCACTCATGATTGTTGATTATTATTATTATTATCCACTTATTTACACTCAGGGTATTTAGGAGTGATGCTGGTTGGGTCAGTCTTTGTGTTAGGGCTTCCTTGGTAATCCAGACGAGACACTGACATTTGAGTTTGAACTCTCATGGTCGCTTCGGGTAGTAGTTCGTCGGTTTCTTGCACCAACCTGAGACCGTCCTCAGTTGCGAGTCCTGTGTCCACTAGAGCGTGTTTAAGCTCCCTGTCAGCAGCTTCTTTAGCGGCAATCGAAGCAGGGGTTCCATCAAGTTGTTTTCCTTTCTTAAGAGCCTTTACGCTTTTGATAAGGACTCCTCCGATTGCGCCTAATGCTCCCCCTTCAATGACGTTCTTCATGCGTCCCTCAAAGGCACTGTCCTCTTCGTTGGACTGAAGGTATTCTGTGATGGAGTTACGGGTTGCATCGTGACCTACAAGGAAGTCACTAAGTCGCGCCTCGTGTTCGTCGAAAGCAATGAAGTCAGCCGTGGCTCCAGCCGTGATTGTCTTAACACCCGATACAAGTTTACTGCCGGCTCCAAAAGCCTTGGCTCCTTTCGCGGCTAGCCCTGCAACTCCAAGACCAGGAATAAGACCTAATCCAAACTGAGTGATACCTTCAACCAATCCTCCAACCATCCCTTGTGGGCGATCAAAGGTTCGTTCGGACCATTCATCGGGAAGGGCATCAAACAGAACCATATCAGCAAAACCTACGAGTGATCTTCCGAATCCTTCAACACCTGATGCCACTCCTGTTGCTACGTCTTCAAAAACACCCACATCATCGGGAGCGTCTCGCTTCATCTGCTGGGCAGTTTGAAAGCGGTCGAGATGGGCGTAATCCTCATCAACCTCTCCGAATGTGGTAACATCTTGGGAGTTAGGAGCAAGGAAGCGTGGGCTTTGGAATAAACTTCGGGAAGCAAAAAGACTCATGTTATTTGTTGTTTTGTTGTGGGTTTTGCGCGTTAGTAATATCTCCAGCGAAAGACTCAAAGAATGTAACTTGGTTGTTAATGAAGTCCTTTAGAGGCATTTTATCTTTAAGATATTGATCGTGGATTGCGCTAAGACGTTCATCTTTCCCTGTTTGGATATACCTAATAACAGCAGGAAGGTTAAAGATCCTCTTTGTTGTTTCCGTTGGGTCGTTAAAGTGGCCATATTTGTTGTAAAGGATTGCCGCTGTCGTGTCCTTAGAGAAAAAGCCTCCGTCGATTGAAACTTCTCGCACTCCTTTATCCTTTAATAGCGTGTTCAATGGCAGTCCCGAATGCCTCACAAGCTCAAGCTCTTTGTCATACAGCACACCTTCTTGGTCTTGACCTACAACTGCCTCTATGTCCTCTGCCACAGAAGTCACTCGGGATAATCCACCAGCTTCGCTCGCCATTCCTCTCAGTGCTGTCAACCTAGATTTCACAGGCGCATTTTTGAACTCTATACGACCAATCTCGTTGTTGAATGTGGCGTTAGCTGGTGGTAGTGGGTAATAAACATCTTTGTCCACAAGCGGCCCAAGCCAGTCTGATTCAGTTTCGTTTCTAACCGATGGCTTGATGTTTCCGTCTTCGTCTGTCAAAGTCTCTCCGCTTTCGATCATCCGACGGTAAGCTCTTCGCTTCTGTTTTACTGCTGCTGAGTCCATCTCCCTCTGTTGCGTCTCCTCGGGTGTTAAGGGTGGGTTTTGAGCCTGTCTACGTTTAACCGCATCTTGGAAATATTTTCCTAATGCTTCATCAAGGAATCCTTGTGCGGTTTCTGAGACCTCACCACGGAAGTCCATTTGATCTGGGTTGTTACCCGCATTAACACTATCACTCCCTAAAAAGAGATCACCTCGTGGACGGTCGATGTAAGTTTCCACTGTGCTGCTTTCGGCTTGTAGAGCGGCGTTGTTTAACAAAGGATTTACATCTTCTCTGAATTCCAGTCTATCTGTCGGTAGACCTGTTGATTTATCTATAATCGGCTGAAGGAAATTTGATTCGAATACGGAGGGGTCCAGACCAGAAGCCTCCCTTGCGCTCTCAACTGAAATTGTTGGACGAAGACTAACGGCTTTAATGGTTTCATATGTTTGTTTGAACTCCTCTTTCTTTTGGTCTTTTGCTGGGTTGGAGAAGTTCTCGTAGATTCTCTCGCTGCCACGAAGACGGGCGATCTCTTTGTCGTAGAATGAGCTTAGTTCAAGCTGTTCTCTAACACTTAAACCCAACTCGGGATTATCAAGGTCTGCACGTTGTTGGCGGTAGTAGTCTTCGTAGTCCTCGGTCTGGAAGTCAGACAATGCGCGTGCATCGTTATAACGGGTGATTTCTTTTAACTGGTAAGAGTCAACCTTCTTTTGGTCGAACTCCCCTTCGTCTGTTTCAAGAGCGCGTTCAAGAAGTGATTCAGCGGTTTCAATAAGATTCATCCCAGCGGAGGATTTGTTGATTGGTCTTCCGTTGATGTTGAGTGACCCGCTTTCCATTAACTCTAAGAATAGATCCGCTTCGCTAAACTTGTCATCCTCAATCAGCATTCTATATTTTGCAGTAAGGGCTGGTATCAGTTTTGCTTCGATTTGGAACTTGTCTAAACGCCCTCCGAATCCATTTTCTACTGCGAAATCAATGGAGGCTTGGAGGTTGTCCTTCCATAACTTATTGGGGTCAATGTATTGTGCCGATTGACTCGCCGCCAGTGCGCTGTCCATTTGATCTATCGCGCTGTCTGGTATATCAAAACCAGGAAGCGCAATGTCGAAATCAGCGTGTGCAAAGAAGTTGGTCTCCACTGCTGCAAGAGCTTCTTTTTCTTGGAAGTCCCTTTTTCGTGCGTCAATGCTCGCTGAGGCTTTCTGAACGTATCCAGGAATGATTGCCTCCATCGCCTTGTTGTGACGGATTTCTAACCACGAGTTACCTTCAATTGTCTCCATGACTCCAGGGTCTAGCGATCCAACTAAGCGACCCTGTGCATACTCCTTGATGGCTTCGTCTGAATCAAACTGCAAGAGTTCACCGTTAGTCATACCGTCGATCTCACTGGAAACCTTTTGAAGCCTTGGTTTGATGTTAGCGTCAAAGAGCCGCTGATACGTTGCCTCATGAAACGCTTTGTTTCCCCCTAGCCATGTCATGAATCCTTCAGCCTCGGTGTCCCCGTTGGCGTATCTCTTCTCGATCTCCTCAAGATCCATCTCTTCAGCCTGTTTCAATCCTGACGCAACACTAATGTTCTTTGCCTGTCCTAGTAGTTGAGGAAGCTGAGAGAGCGCACGGGAGAGTTCTAAGGCAGGGTTGTCTCTCGGCGTTTCACGAGTAACGACAGTGTAGTTACCCATGCGTCCAATAGTAGGAGTAATGGGAACCTGTCCGAGATTAACATCTACAGGGCGGCGTTGCTCACTCTTAAGTAATGCTGAAAGTAGTGCGTCTTGCTGAGTCATTGGAAAGTGTTATTTTTGTAGGTGTGTTTATGTGTTATCTAGGTGAGCCTACGGGGGGAAGATCAGAAGGTCCAACAGGGGCTTGAGGTAGATAGGTTCCGTCAACATTCCCAAATCCTCCTACAGGGTCGCCAGCGAGAGCTTTATTTACTGATTCTGGTGCGCCCATGCCTTGCATCGCTTGGTGCATGGACATCCCCGTTTGGAGTCCTTGAAGACCGGATTGAAGAAGGCTGGCTTGCTTGATCGGGCGATTGATCCGAAGTTGGTTCATCATTGTTCGTGATGCTTCCTCCTCCAAGGTGAATGCGGATTGAGTCGCTTGGAGATTCGTCTGGCGGTCCTCAGAGAACTGATAACGTGCTTCTTGTGCTGCGAGGTCTCGCTCTAACATATCCAAGGTGCGTCCACCTACGCCTCCCTCTGTGAGAGCACTGAGTGTAGTGCTGGACTTTGCGGCCATCCCTTTGATCTGCGCTGCGTCTTTACGTTGTGCGCGTGCTACGCTCTCTTGAGCCTGTCTAAGACGGACAGCGGTGTTTGCTTTTCCTGCTCTGATTTGTTCAGCAGCAGAGGCTTCAGCTTGAGCTTTTTCTTGAGCATTAGCAGCGGCTCTTTGACCAGCGTATGATGTTATAGCGGTTAAACCACCTACGATTGCGGGGACAGCGGGAAGACACATAATAATGTTATTCGTTGGGGTGTATAGTAAATAAGGAGAAATCGTTTTCTTTTGGCTCTTCAATAATAGCACCACACCATTTCAACCAGCGTAACGCATGGGTGTTCTCGGTGTGGACCTCGTTGACACAAGGCAGTTGGTAGTGGTTAACAATAAACTTAACCCACGCTTTGCTCGCTTTGGCGAACTCCTTCCCTGATTCTTTAATCAAGTCATCAGTGCAAAGCAGCCAGATGTAATTGGAGTCATTAGGCATCAACGGGCCAACCCCGAAGCAAGCCAAAGGCTTCTTGGTTTTGTTGGAGCAGATAGACCATGTATGGAAATCAGTCTCTAGGCCGGCGCGTATAGCGTCTCTAGGGCGAGTCCCTGAGCTTAACAAACACTCCAGCTTGTCGATCTCCCGCATGTTATCGCCTACGTCCTCGATGTCACTTGGGAGTGCTGAACGGATGTAGACGTTGTTATATTCTAGTTGAACGGGTGTGGACGTTGGCTTCGTATTCACAGGACTGGAAGTTGGCGGTAAAGGCACTTGAATTTACAATCTTAATAACAGACTCAGGTGCTGCTGTATAGATGGAAAACCGAAACTTACCTTCCTCGGAAGCTCGTGACCCCAGCGCATCTACGTTGATGTTCAAGGGACTATACGAATAGATTCTCTTGTCACGGGCGCGTGGTGTTACCTCAAGTTGGAACGCTGAAGCCTCCGAAAAGAACAACGTGCCATTCCGAAGGATCAACCGTGCGAGGCCCGAGGATGTCGGAGGGTTGCCTTGCTTGAACACAGGCTCACTCAAGGTGCATTCCATGTTGTATTTAAGACCCGAGAAGCATGTCTTGTAGAAGCCCTGGATGGTGGCGGTGTTGTTGTTAATTGAAACAATGTTCAGTTTCCTTCCATCCAAGTCATACACCTCAACTACATCTCCACTCTCTGGGACGAACCCGAGGTC